GTGTCCTGCGACTAGCAAAAAAACGCCCCCCTTTAGAATAATTACATCTTTTACATGCAGCGACTAAGTTGTCGTCTGAATCAAGTCCACCTACTCTGCGTGGAATAACATGATCTACTGTATCAGCCTCTTGAGCGCAGTACTGGCATATGAATCCATCCCTACGAAGTATTCTCTCTCTTGTCTTACGCCAAGTCCTAGTACCCACCCCTTGCTTAGCCATTAATACCAGCCCTTCTTCTTATGAAAGGCGAGCGCATTACATGCTGTTTGATGTCTGTGTTTAATGTACTTCAAGCCTTGATCTATTTGATACATAGGGTCTTTGCTCTTTAGGTTTAACAGCTGTGGTATTCCATAAGCACTGCTCTTTGGATTCTTTGCCTTGTAGTTCCATCTTGATTCTTTATACCAAAGATCACTTACACAATAGAATTCTTTAAAATCATAATCTAATTGCATAAAAGTATATTGTTTATAAACGTTTATATTAGCTGCTTGTACTGGCTCTAAGGCTAGTAATTGGCTCACAATCATAGCTGTCGCGATTAGGTGCCACCTTGCGAGCCATCCCCTTCGGGGCTCGCCTTTTCGCCCTTGAGGCGAATGTCTTCTAAAGGTTACCATATACAGTCAAGTCCTTTCATTATAAGTGCAGGTCAGACGGCGTGGCGTTACTCTTTGCAAGCACCGCATTTGTTAAATTGCATCTTCCAGCATCCACATAAATGGCATCTCTCAACTTCTTTATCCATGATGTCCTCCTCTAATCGTGCACCTTTGCGATAGCATTTTTGGCATTCTGCGATAACTACTCCTGGCACTGTATCCCAACCAAATTCAATCTCGAAGATAGTTGATTTTTTACAGGCATTACATTTCATTACCGCAGCTTCTATCATGGCTTAGAACCCCAACCCTTACCTCTAAAGATTGCTGGTGTGGGTGCAAATACCTTTCGCATTTCAGCACCGCACAAAGTACAAGCTGGAGGATCGTGATCGAATGCTAGGTCAAACTCCACAATAACCTCCTCGCCTGGACATTCGTAATCGTATTTAGGCATGATGGCCATAATCGATTCTGTTAATTACTCCACAGCCCACGCAGGTCAGTAAGCCCTCCACGTGCACCATTCTTGGATCATTACACATGTCGCAACATTCATTTAGCGGCACTATGTCAGGCACTACTGTGCCATTCTGATTGAATCTGATTCGTAGGCCGTCAGGCTGAACAATCTCTAATTCGCCCATTTATTTATCCTTATCTAAATCTGGGAAGTAGAATTTGCCATTGGCAGTTATCTTTGCCCACTTAGGTTCGCATTGATCAGCTTTAACTTTCTCAACACACACATAACCCTTGAATGGACGTCCGGTCTTTGATGTGCCTTCCTTTAGCAACATTCTGCCATGAACGCAATCAAAGGATTCTGATACCTTCTCAGCATTCAATGATTGTGCAACATCATCAACTGACCAGGCAATTGGTGCTGGATCTTCTAACTTTGGTGCAGTCCAGTCAGGAGTTGCAGTTGCTCTAAGTGCATCAACTACAGCTGCAGTTCTAGATCCAGGTGCGCCGTAAGTAGGCTTGTTCAAATCTCCTTCTCGTACTCGCTCCATTTCCAATTTAGATGGTCTTGCACCTTTTTTTGCGTAAGTCCAGTTAGCAAGCGCACGACCCAGTGCAGAACTTTCAGACAATTCGCAAGCAAATTTATTAAAACCTGAAATTGTTTTCGTTTCACTCGCCCACCCAGTCGATACTGGATGTTGATCAGCCTCAGTTCTAAATAGCCGAGCCACAAATACATATTCATCGCTCGGAGCGTTAGCTGCGACAACTCGCTCTGTTTCGATTCGGCCGTCTGGGCACTCTTTCCAGAACTTGGATAATCTTTCTTCCACAGTTTCATAATCCTCCAAATTAAAAGCCATAATTTATCTCCTGTTTTCCTTGTCGGTATTCCTGTTGGGCACGAAGATCCCAAGTGCTCCCATCATGCCAAGCCTCCATGCTGTGTCTGCATTTATCGCAGTAGGCTCTTTGTAAGCCGTTTTGGCTTGTTGAGATCCAGGTCGATGGATTCTGACCTTTGATCGTATGCGCTCCATACTGCGCTTTACAATAATCACACCAAACACTGGAGTTAGAATTTCTCTTGATCGTCATCTAATTGACCTCTGACAACGTCTTCGTAGAATGCCAGGTATGCAACTGCATCGACAACACTGTCGTGATGTGATGGCGTTTCAACCAGACGAGCGATCTTGACCCCTCCCATGCAAAGGACAACTTGGTGTGCAGTAATTGGGAATTCCAAGATTGCACTCCACAGCTCTGCAATTCGCTTGTGGTTGGTATAAGGAGATCCATAAACTCGACCTCGATCTTGTATGAGTAATCTTGCCTCATCAAAGATTGCTTCACGATTAGCGGACATTTCTGTTCACTACTTTCATGCCTTGTTCATATCCAGCACGCCAAGCTGCATCCGTCTTGCGATTGATCCGATCTTCTCTCCATGCCATAAACCAATAAAATGCAATAAAAGAAATAAATGGTAATAGTAAAAACATGTAGTCGTTCATTTTGTTGCCCACTCCCAAATCTCTTGTGGTACTGCGACAGGATTTCTGTCATCGATAACTGTATATCTAGCACCTGACGGATGTATTGAAGGCGCAGCTGCAACGTAGCCTTTATATTTAATATCTATGCCATCGGCTAATTTGCCACGATAAACGGCTGCTGGACTTGTTGCATAATAAAGGTGCAATCCATCCCCAGTTTTGACTGTGTAGGTTGGCGCAAACTCTTTTAACAATTCGCCACCATTACGATAATCAATATCAAATACGACTAGCCCAGACGTTGAACAGGCTATACCGATGTTGATATTTGAATCATAATCAAACCAGAAATTGATAAGTTTATGATCTGTTGTAGCTGATAGATACGCCCTACGGCATAGGTCAAAATGTGGATCTTTTTTGTTTGGTAGTAAAGGCATTACTGCCCATCCACGATCTGCATATTCCAGTGCAATTTCCCTGGTGTTTGTTTCTGTTTTCATTTATTGCTCCCTATCGGATTGGTTGTTTCCGATAAGAGAAATATCCTCTAAAGGTGGGATCTGATCAATCTGCTAATGGGCGTGTTAGATAACAATACTGTTATCAATTACATCGATATGCTCATCGATTGTGCGTGGCTTGTAATCTGTTTCCCTAGACATAAGACTTTCCGAGAGCTGTAAATGATCCATCTTTGTTGATTGGGATAAGCGTAGGGGTCATATTCTTACCATCCCAGTCCAGAATCACGATGCCCATCTGCCAGTTAGCAATTCCCTTTGTGTATGAGGCTTTGGCTTTGTTCATTAGATTGCCGGCCTCTATGCCGTAAATCGTCCTGTAATGGCCTCCTAAGCCCTCTGAGAACGAAGATAGCCCTAGTTTATGGGTGTGGCCTATTAAAACGCTCTTACCGACCTTCTTGGCCAGATTAAGGGCAGTTAAGCCTGCGTTGGGATTGGTGTTTCCTTCATCTCCATGACCAAGCAACCAACCCTTTTCAAACTCAAAAAAGGTTTTGTGGAATGTAATGCCCATTGTGGCAAAGTCCATAAACTTGTCGTACTGCAACTCTGGAAGGCTGATTAAGCCAGGTACTTTTAAGAGAGTGTTATATAGGCGATCAGTATGATTAGAACGGACAATATGAGCCTCTCTAGCGTTTTCGGTAAGATCCCAAAGTATCTGCTGAGTGAGTTCACGATCGCGGTGCAAAGTCTGCTCATAAGCCAAAGGTGTTTTCTCAGCCCATCGAGAAATGGTTTGAAAATCAATCTCATCGCCAACGTTAAGTACACTGTCGAACTTCTCCCGTCTTGCTAACTTGATAACATTTTTAACAGCTGCCTCGTGGTGATAGGGAATCTGTAAATCTGAAATAACCAAGTATCGCTTAATCTAAATCCTCATCTTCTTCAGTTGGATCAATTGATGGAATGATCCCACCATCTCCGACAATCCAGTCGGGAAAGGTGTGCTTCTCAGTCATCATCCAAAGTGCAACACCTTCACTGAATCCTGCTTTACGAGCTGATTTGTAGCACTCTTGTAAAGCGATGTAATGGATGTCTATTTTTGACAATGGCTCTGGCGACTTACGCACAATCCGCTTCTTTGCAATCTTCTTGCGAGGTGCTTGCTTCTTGCGTGTGTTTGCCATGTTTTAAATTATCGCTCTAGGAGTATGTTATAGATCTCATCGACACGCTCATTCAGGCGTTTAATTTCTGCCATTAAATGTGTGATGACATAACTAGCAAAGCCACCGATTACACCAATGGTTGCGAAGTAAAGAGTGAAGAATTCCGACTGGCTCATTTCGTAGTGATGCCGTAATCACTCTCATATCCTGACTTTGGATCTAACGCTTTGACGATAGGTGCAATTAATGCGCCAAGCAAAACTGCATACTCTGGTTTCATGTCGCCAGCAATTGCTAGGGCAACTGTGATTCCACTAGCTGCAACTGCTCGCAGGTAGGACTTGATTGCTGCTTTGTGTTTTTTTGTTAGTTTCATACTTTACCTCCGAGAAGTGGGATGTCGAAAAACGAACTGTCCTGATCTCCCGCAGGGCTAAAAGAAATATGGATATGTGCTTTGTGTGGGTTATAGCCTGTGTAAGCCCTATATTTCCAGTTTCCTTTAGCAGAACATATTTTACCATTATGGATTATGTAAGTGATGCGTTTCTTCTTATCTGCCTTTGCAAATAATCTCAACTGTTCAAATAAATCCAGGCTAAGAGTTTTAATCTTATTTAAATCTTTGTCCACATCGATAGCCCGAACCACACCCGTATCGCTAGTCGGATTGTGATCGCTCTTTTTAAGTGCATGCCTAGCATCCCCAAAAATACCATCAGAAGAACGATCCCGATCTGGGAAACAGTCATCAATTTGCTCCCGTAATTGAATGACAGATTTGCTAATCCAGGGTTTCATTTAGGAAAGAAGTAGTTGTGCTTCTTGAACTGTAATGCCCAGACGATTTAATAACTCCGTTTTTGCATTTGCATTTACTTCATCTTGTGCTTTTCGCGCTAGTGATTCTGCTTGTTGCTTTTCATATTGCGAAAACTCAGCATTGGTCATTTCTCTATCAATGATTTCATTTGTTTCGGTATTGTGTATTCTAACTATTGGCTTCGTCATTAGTTCACTCCATATACATAGATTGTTCCTGCTGCTAAGTTACCGCTATCCATTAAGACTTTAATACTTGTAATGGCTGCAGTATTTTTCCAACCATAAGTTGATATTGCAGTTTTAACATCAGTAGCATTTACATTGTGTATTTGTGAAACCTGTGCTGTTTTATACATTGTAGATGATGAATAATTGCTAATATACATCGCTAGTTTATTTGTAGCACTTGCTGATGAATTTTGAACATTGTCAGCACTAATTAAAGATTGTGGATTAAAACCAAAAACTGCTGCTGTTCCGCCAGTTGCTCTTGTGCCAGTGTGGAAATAGTTTGCTTGCGTAGTATCACTATTAAATTGCATCATCATAAATGAAAGATTTGCTCCATAAAAACCATCAATTTCAATATAAAGGTTTTTATATGTTCCTGATAAAGTGACAGTAGTTGATGCTCCGGATAATGCTGTTCCACCAGTATTGATTAAAGTTAATGAATTAGCAGTTGCAGCAGTTGCCCATGATGGAACTCCACTAGCGACAGTTAAAACCTGTCCAGTTGTACCAATTCCCAATCTTGTGTTGGTGTTTGCAGTTGCAGAACGATATTCAATATCGCCTAAAGTTGTTGATGGGTTTAGGGCTTTGGTAGTTGTATCAACAGAAGATCCCAAAGTACGAATGGCAAGTGCGCCATCCTTAACCAAATCGGTATTATCTGGGGTTGTCCACCCATAGTTGGTCGTTGTTGCCATATTAAGAAATTACTCCTATCGCTGTCTGCCAGGTAATTGTACCTGATAATGTGTTCCAAGCCTCTGAAGCATTGACCTCTGACCAATCCTGGAATACTGCAGAGAATTCAATTGGGCTCAAATTGATGGTTAAGAATAGTTGATTGAAAGATGTGCTCCAATTCCATCCTTCAACATACCCCTCAAAAATTCCTCCAGTAGAAATCTGAGAAGGTAAGTCTGTGATCATAATAGGCTGACCTATAAAGATCCCCAATAGGGCATCTCTGTCAGCATCGTCCATTTCGGAGTTGGTAATTGGGAATGTGATGCTATCAAAGTTTGGCTTTGGATAGGCTCGCAGTGAGATATACCGATCAGCTACATCTTGAGCATCGGTTGCATCGTGAATGACTGAACTAATAGTTTGAGCCTTATAGCCGTAAGTTGCGATTGAATCTAAATCAGATGCAGTTTTTTGAGATCCAAAGTTATTTCCATAATTGATGGCTATTGAGTTTCGCACATCGCCAATCTGGGTTTTTGTGGTTAATCCTGACCCGATAGCTGTATTTGCTGAGATTTCAATAAAACCATTTGCTGCTGCATAAGCCTGACGATGAGCTGCATCTGCATACCCGATATTCCCAACATTGTCCTCATACAAATAACCAAAGGCTGAGTTAGCAATTAAGGCTGCTATGTTGTAAACAGTATCTTCTGAAGATGATCTGTTTTCCATTGTGTATTGACCAGGTTGATCGATTTCGCCCAACCCTATATTGACCGCATTATTCCAAGTTTCTGTTGCTGAATAAGCAGCCCAAGTTTCAGCTGCTGGCACATCATTCCAATTGCCTAATAAGAACGGGCTAAGCAGTGCGTAAATCTGATCACCATCTTGATCCTGAGATAAAATTCCAGTTGTAATCATTTTTGGCAATTTAGCAAGTGCACCTAGTGCAATAATTGAATATCCAAGAACTGTGCCAACTGATCCAGTCGCACCGACTGAAACTGTTATGTCTGTGATATTCCCACCAAAGATTGATACATAAGTGCCTGAAGTATTCTTGATCTGAAGTGCTAATCCATCGTTTACCTGGAAGTCATAAGTTTCATTGTTTAATGCAACTAAATCAACCTGAATGTATCCTGGATTGGGTTGCTGATAAATATCTGTGCGACCACTCTCATGGGATATTTCTGAGATTGCCACGTTTGTGTAATTAACACCATTAACAAACAGTTGCCATTCAGGAGTAAAAACAGTCATTAATTACCTCGAACGCTTGAACCCGCTAATGCTGGGATTGATCTGGCTGAGGATTGAGTTAATACTTTTGCAACAGCTCTTGAAGCACCTTCAGAATCTACTGCTTTAACTGTGATGTTGTTTACCACTGTTGTGCGATTTTCTCGGGTGTTGGCTGGCACGCTTGGCACTATTGGGTCATTCCTTAGCATTCCAGTAGTTGAAGAAGGATTAGGAATATATGGAACATCTGTTCCTGTTTGAATAATGTTGTAAGCACGAATAAAAGTATTGATTAATTCAACAAGTAAACCAATTGCTTCTTTTAAGAATGTAATCATTCCCGCAATAAGTCCTGCGACTGTTTTAACAAATTCTCCAAAACCAACAAACTTTTTGCCTGTTGCATCTAATCCTGCAATTAGACCTTGATCGCCTGTCAATCCTGCAATAAATCCATTTAAGGCTGGAATGCCAGTAGTGTTTAAATAATCTGCAAATTTTTCAATTTGTGGCAGTAAATAAGTTCCAAGCGATTCCTGAGCCTCATCAAATGCCACTTTAATTTTGTCCATCTTACCCTGAAAGGTTTCAGCATTAGCAGCTGCTGCGCCACCATACAACTCCGATAATTTAGCCTGTATTTCTGTGAATGAAAGTGTTGCTAATTCAGCTTTGGATAAACCTAAACCCAATCTGCCAAGTGCAGTTGTATTTCCATCCTGAGCCTTGCCAAGTGCATTGGCTACTTCTTCAAGAGATTTTCCTGATCCTTTACTTATGTCTAAGGCAAGTGCTAATAATCTTTGTGCTTCGCCGACATCTTTTGTAGATACTGCCAATCTCTGCATGGCTGGACGAAGTTCATCGTCTGCTACGCCAGTGGCTAAAGATGTCTTTAAGATCATGTCCTCAGTGGACTTAATTTGGGCGTTGGTTGCCCCTGTGGCACTCTCTAAAGCCTTTGCTAACCTTAACTGTGCCTGCTCATCTTCAATGGCTGCTTTAACGCCATCAACGGCTAATTTAGTGCCATAGGCAACTGCAGCAGCAGCAGCGACTGCAAATGCAGCAGCAGCCTTTTTGCCAAAGGTGTTTACCTTATCGCCAAAGGTTTGTATTTCATCGTCAGCCTTTTTTAAACCTTTTTTAAGATCGTCAATATCAGCAGCTAGTGCAAGCGTTAAGGTTCTACTGGCCATCTGTCCACTCTTTTCTAATTTCTAAAATTACATCTTCAAACTCTTTTATAATTGTTGGCTGTAGTGCTCTTACTGTTGGATAAATAAACCATCCACGTGATCCTGGGCCTTTAGGCATAGGGCCACTCCATCTTGGAAACTGTGGATATTTTGCAGATCCAAACTCAGTAGCTGCGCCAATACCTTTGCGATTGCCTGGAGTATCGTTGCGTGTGTTAAATTGAGTTGTTGCACCGCCAGAGAATCTTTGTGAAGCAAAGCCAAATTGGATCTCACCCAGCAAAGATGATTTCTTTACTTTACCGCCATCTGCAATTCTTTGAGCAACTTTACCTCTACCGCTTGCAACTGCGCGAATGGCACTTAATTCTTTATCTGCAATCTGTTGCACACGCTTCTTGCTTTCGGCAATAGCAACATCGCTCATCGTACGCAATACCTTTGCAATCTGACCTAATTCTCTTTTGGAGTAGAAGATTGACGGCTCGGTGCTGATTGCCATTATCCACGCTCCTTAAGAATCTCGACTGCAGTTAATAAATCTTCTGCGCTTTCCCACTCACTCATTGGAATCTGTGTGGCTATTGCCACCGCAACAAGTAATCGGCTTACGCTTCCTTCTGGATGACTTTTGGGTCATCCGCATCACCGACAATTACGTCTGCGACTGTTTCCATCCAGGCATCCATTGGCTTGACTGGTTTGTCGCCAGCGATAGCACGCTTATGGGCGTGATAAGCCAAAAACATAAGATCCCACATGCCAATCTTTTCTTTGGCTTGTCCAATCGTATTTCCTGTCTGCTTCTCCCATTTTGCCCACTCAGGAGGTTGGGCTATATAAGTGGCTTGCTCTCCTGAGTTGTATTCAATTGTGATTGGTAGTTTCATTTTGTTTGCTCCCGTTTTATTCTTTAGCTGAAGGTTTCGACAACTTCGCCACGAGCAACTGGGAATGTAAAAGATACTGTTTGAGCATCTACTCCTGAGCCACCTGCGGTTGGGTAAACTGGCAATACTGGAAACACGAATTGCGCTCCAGTTGCAGCTGTAAGTGTAATTGAGATTTCTGCGTTTGGTGATGTATCACAAGCAGTCCAAAGTGCCTCACATACTGATGAAGTTTTACCCCAGTCAGCAAGCATGTCCAATTGGAATGTGCCAGATGTGTTTACAACTTTGTAGGCTTCGCCATCAAGTGTTTGGTAAGTTTGACGATCAAACTCTTTGGTTAGAACTGCGTTTGTCGCTTGTGCTTCGATGTCTGTTCCACCTGTGAAAGACAACGAAACATCGCGACCTGTTATTACTGTAGTGGCCATGATTTCTCCTTATGCGGTTTGTGTGTAATAGGTAGAAACTCGAACATCTGCGATAAGCAGAGTACTTGCTCCAACTGTTTGAACTGTAGGTCGTTCAACTGAACTGACTATGTATCCTGCTGGGATAACTGCCAGAACACTTAAAATGAGTTGCTCGATATTGTCCAGGCTTGCTGGATTTGAGTTGTAAGCAACTGCCACTGAAATAGTCATATTGATCTTTGTGCGAATAGCAGATTTGCTGATTGTTTCTAATTCAAGATATGGGCTATCTGGCACAACCACGACTGCTGGTGGAATTACTGATTCAGGCACGAATGCATAAACGTTGCCTGCTACTGATGCAAGTGCTGTTGCTAAGGGTTGTCTAACTGAGGATAAGATTGTTGATGGCATTATTGAGCCATGCTTTCAACATCTATGTAAGCCCCCAATAAACCTACGCAGCGATTGAATAGGGAGCGACCCATGCGGAAAGGTGTAGCTGTAAAATCAACGCCTTCAATCTGTCCGCCACCTGCAAGACGAGATTGGAATACTTCTAAAGATACTGCGAAGGTTGCTGATCGAACTGGCTGAATTCCTACATATGAAGTTGGAGAATTATCAGCAGCTAAACCTGATGGAATAACCTTCTCTAAAGTATGATCTGCAATATCATGAACAACTGT